CCTCCTCGCTCTAAAAATGGGTACAAAAATACCACCGGCTTTTCGACTGGTGGTAGCTACATGGATAATACTTTCATATCATTCCATAATTCCTTTAACTGTTTATTATTTATTTTATGTTTATCAAGCATTGCCTTGGCATCTGTATAGAAATTAGTCTCACCTTCTGGACACCTGCATATAAACGGCTCATCATCTCTCCACGAAATATTATATCTTTCTCCATAAAGAATAAACTCGATATCTAATCCTATCTCTATAGCTTCTGACAGCTCAGACAAGTTCTCAAATTTTGCATAATCTTTATACTCAATCATTTCAATCACCTCTTCTCGAGAATATCTTTATTGGCAATTTCATGCCCTAATTTAAGTGGATTATCGTGCTTTGCTTCACGTTTCAAGTTACCTTTTTCATCAAGATACCAGTTATGATAATGTGGTACAATCGGATGTTCTTTTGAATTTCCGTGATCCGTCATATCTATATCTAATCTTGGCCTTCCATCATTTCCGTAATATCTACGTCTCTGCAAGGCACCATCTTTGAAATTATCAAACACACTATTCGGAGCACCTTTATACGGGATAGAATGTACTTCTCCTATTTGTTTCTTCTTCAGTGCTTGACTCTGCCATTTTACATCTATATATGCTTCACTGATAATTTTCCATTTCTCACTATCATTATATTTCATCTGGCCGAAATTAACAAGCGAACCAATATAATCTCCTAGAACTTCTTTATACCGCTTATACTGAGCCACATCCTTGGATGCATTCTCAATCATTTCCCGCGGGAACAATACATTCTGTCGTTTGCTATTTGTTGCCACCCGACCTTTCATATCCAGGTAAATACGCTCACGTTCTTCCGTAAGTCCCATCTTCCGGCAGAATCTGGAATACTCATTCAGCTGCCCCTGATACTTCGCCTTATGGAGGATGATCTCATCCCGATCAGCTTTACCGGCTTGCAACAACCGCACCTTCTCGCGCTGAGCACGCATAGCCACTTCCATCTGACGCTGTCTCTGCTTGGCTTCATACAAAGTATATTCTTTGCCGCCAAACGTCTTGGGCTCTGCCTCTTTCCGGTTCTGTTCCTCCAGCCATTCATCAGACCAGTTGCGCTGTGATATTCCTGGAAAGAACGGATAATACTCATGGTAGCAGTTTACTCCCAGTAATCCGGTTACAGTTCCCAGGCCGCAGACGTCATACAACTCACGCTTGCTCCATACCTGTCCTTGCCATACTGTATGAGTCGGCCTCGCTCCGACATGCCAGGCAACTTCAAAATACTCCGTTCCAAGGATGTCTGCATTATACTCTGCAATCTTACCAGTAATCTGACTGACTCCGGTCATTACCGCCCTTCTGGCAGCCACATCCACCCGATCAGCTCTTCCTGAAGCATAATCAATCTTCCGTAGTCCGCTGTTCGTGAGCTGCGTAACTACTCGTCTCAGGACACTGTTATAATCAAATGCCCCAGATACAATATCCATACAAGCACTGTCCAGGTAATCAGCATAGACCTGTGATAATGGAGTGAGCACCTTCTTTCCACCATAATCCAGATAGAATCCCATCGATCTGGTGATATTCTCCATATCAGACAGGCTCTGTTCTATAATGGCATCCGTGATCTGTTGCAGCTGTTTGTTCTGTTCAAACGGTATGTACTTGACATTGATCTGCTCGTATACATCCTTATTCCGGACATATTCCCAGTTGATCACCTTGTCATACAACTCAAACATCTCCGGATATGATGCATTCAGCGCATCCTTAATACTTTTTTCAATATCCTCCGACGAATACCCGAGAATCCGCAATCTGTTAATCTGCCAGTCAGCTGTACTGGTGATCTCACCAGCTTTCTGAATTCTCCGGACAATATCCTGCATGATTCGTTCTTCCAGATCCTGATACCTACTGGCAATCTTGCTGACAACCTTATTCTTGTACTCGTCCCGCATACTACTCCATCACCTGATTCTGTTCTGGCAATTTCTTTGCTGCTTCCTCCAGTGTCTCTCCATACCATTTAGCCCGATATTCTGCATGACTCATTACTCCCATGCTGACATCCTGACGATCCCTGTTTCGCTCCGTCTCCTTGTCCTCAATGATGGAGTCATCGAAATCTATAACGATGTCGGTCTCCAGATTTAACGGGTTACGAAGCACGATTCCCAGACGGATGATAATTTGAATCAATTGCTTCATCGCATCTTCCAGAAGAATCTCATGCTTTTTGATCACGCGATACATATCTGAATTCTCTGATATGATCTCTGTAGCTGTTTTCACGCCACTGCTTCCAAACTGGTATCGATCCGTACCAAATCCGCATTTCAATGACAAATAGTTCAGATCATCATTAATTGCCTTACTATGCTGCTCTGTACGAAGCGACATATCAACTTCTTTAAGCAATCCCTCTTTATTGTTATCATCGTCCGGCATACTGTAAAAAACACTGTCGCTTGGATCAAATGCAGGAGATCCATCTTCATTGGTCAGCAATTCCGGCTTTACGAAAATACGCTTTCTGCCAAGTTCGAACTCATTGCAGTAAGAATCGTATTCAATATCTAACTTCTTAAGTACATCAATGGAATTTGCAAAAATAGCCAATCCCATTGGATTGCTCTCATCAGCATTATTTGTGATGTTCAGCCGATCAATAACAAACTGCGGATCCGCTGATCCCGTTTTCGTCTCCTTTGCAAGCGTTTTAAATGGCTTAAGCTGTTTCCATTCTTCCTCGCTGAGCTCCGTTCCTTCCGGACTTCCAGATTCACACCGAAGTACCACATTCCTGATCACATATTCCCCATTTTCCAATAAATGCGATTGCACCTGAACGTATTTCTTTCTTGCAACTGTATGTGGAAATGTGAAAATGCACTCTGTTACACGGGCATTATTCCAGCTTACAGGATAGATATTTGGCGCATCCACATAATTAATCTGGATCGTTCCCGATAAGATCTCACCATCTTCTGTCACTTCCATATCATCCAGATATGGAATATATGCCACTGTACCGGTAAATGCTTTACGCTCCTGGTAATCATTCCCCATGACCAGAAAACGATTCTCTTCCAACACCTGCTGCACAAAATTGTGAGTCGTCTCATCACTCAGTGTAATCGTGACTCGCTCATTCAGAAGCAGATCCGCGATATCTTCACTCAACTTTTTAGCCATTCCCATGCTCTTTCGCTTGCATCGATTATATTTGCCTCGTCCTGTATACACCCTGTAAAAAGAGAAGCCTCGAACGCTCCCCCGATACCAAGATATCCATTCTGCTATCTTTCGATAGAACGCTGCATCTACCGTATCGATGCCAATTCTTTTAAAATAATTAAAGATATTCATCATCTCTCACCTCCTTGGTCAATATATCCGCTTTTATCATCCTGCACTTCTCTTGGAAGCCAGTGTTTTAGTCTCTTCCAGACACCCATAACCACATACCGGATAGCATCCATGCAGTGATCTGATTCTTTTACGGGTACTTCCTTACCCTTTTCTATCGACTTTTTGTCATACTCATAGGTACCGAACTCTCTGACCGCATTCTCCTGTTTCGGAGACACACTCATGATGTCAAAGCATAATGCCTTCTGCACCCGGCTGATACCGAGACCAACATCATTCTCCGCATCCCTGAGTATCACCTGATAATCCAGTCCAGTTCTGGTAGCACGCCGCACCTCTTCTGCCAGACCTTTTGCTGACGGATCAAGGAAAATATAAAAGACTCGGTTTTCATACAGTTCATGCAGATTATTCATGAACTCAACCAAGTCTTTCGCATATTCTGATGGGCTCTTCTGTTTGCCTGTCTCCCGGCCGCTGTGATAATATTCACCCAGACCAGGAAACTTCTGTCGGTAGCTGTCCAATCCAAACGCCTGGAACGTCGTTGCATTCTGCTGTCCATAGTCGCCACCGATGTAGATTCTGTCATATCTCCTGTCTGGATCCGGCTTCTGCCTGTGCCTGTCCCCAAACATGTAATAAATCAGCTCATCCACGCCGACCGCTTCACCAAGCCACACCCAACGATACATTTTCTCATCAGCCTGCTTCATAGCTTCTGCAGATGCAATCAGATCCTGCCCCAGCCAGCTGACCGGAACATCTCTGTAATCCGTGTGAATGTGGATACAATCATCACGCTTTTCCATCTTCTTACACCACTGATTGATCGGTGCATTTGGATTCTTCGGCGGGTTGTACAAATAGATCATTTGGAAATCACTGTCATTTCCTCGAACGAATGTTGCTTCGATATTGCTCAATTCATCTTCGCCTTCCCCATCATCGAAGAACTCCGTCAGCTCATCCAATACTACCAGCTTGATCGGCTTATCCTCATCGATAATACCCTTGGTATCGTCAATGCCATCTGATCCAGAGAAGTAAATGGTCGTGCCATATTTCTTATATGTGATCTCCATCGGTGATTTCGTGATTGTGAATTTCTTCTTAGAAATCCCCAGACGATTGATCCCGCGGAGCATCTCCTTGTACACTGTCTTCCGAAGCTTATTGTGATGCTTACGAAGAACCACCGCTGAACCATGCGGCTCTGATATAATCTGGTAATCTGTCCTGATAGCAGCGTAACTGGACTTCGTACCAGCACGTCCGGAAGTCAGGATAATGTGCTTAATCTTCTTGTTGTTGAATATCGGCAGATACTTCGGGATCACTATATCTGATATCTTCACCTGCTGGCGCATCGTTGACAATCGTCACACCGTCCTCTCCATCATCATTGCTACCATTCTGAATCCGCTCAGTATTAGCCTTTAACTGCATGATTCTGGCTTTCTGCTCCTCTGTCGCAAGATCCCAGTTCTTATGCAGCAGATCCTCATACCGGTTGATCATACCCTCCAATGTCTTCTGCGCCCTTGCCTGGGCTGACAGGAAGTTCGCCTGCTTATCCCAGGCTTGCCGTACATCATACTCGGTAGCTTCACTTCCATCCAATGTCATTTCCTTTGTCTTATCATTCTGATCACGGACATACATGATCTTCTGTGCCCGGATAATGGCAGCGTAAGCAATCTGTATCTGATCCCACAGAACATCCAGCGGATTCTTCGGCATCTCCTGAATGATCGACAATGTCTCTTCCGGAAGATACTTCGAAAAGAATCCGTGCTTCTCAGCGTTCTTGTTTTGTTCCGGTGCTCCGCTACCTTCGGCATTCTTGTTGCCTGGCTGACCACCCTGCTTCCTTTTTCTGGATGCAACAGAGGGTGCACCCTGCGTATTTGAGAGTGCACCACGTTTTTTTATCTCAGACCAGCCATACCGCTTAACCCAACTCTTTATCGTATTCAAACTGGTATCATACTTTTCCGCCAATTTCTTGGGCGGGATACCAGACAAGTAATCTTTCTTAATCTGCTCTTTTACATCAGCCACGTCACCACCTCTCTCTTCTTCGTTTGTTTTGTCGCATTAGAAAAGACACCCCGGAGGGTGCCCTTGTCTAGCTAATTACTTATCTTTTTTAGATTGTCTTCTAGTATTTACTATAAAGCTACTTGTTATCGAACCTATTCCAGTCACGCCTAAAAACGCCCCAGCAATAGCTCCACTGTTTTGTGGTACAACACATACCATTATTACGGCTGCAATAATACATCCAACCCCAAGTAAAAAGGCAAAAATAACACCTAACAAACTATCTCTTGATTCTGCTGATATCATTTTTTCTTCCATTTTCTGGCGATGTTCTGACTGTTTTTCTGCCATAGTAATAATTCGATCCGCTGAACCTGGGAGAACTCTTTCATATCCTTCAATGATACTCGGTGGCGGAATTGGGCCGCTAAATTCTCCTTGAATCACTTCTGCTATTACCTTTTTTGTTTCATTCTCTACAGCTTCTTCGATAAGCTCCCGATTTTTATCATCGTCCGCAAGCTCTTCTATAGCTGTCTGTTTCTCTTTGGATTGTTCCTCCGACATTTTCCCAGTCGCTCCTTAATGCTTCATAATCATTTGTTCTACCATTTGAAATATCCGGCCATCTTTTGATTCCAGCCAAATTCAACGCTCTTCCGTAGCCTTGAAAAAAAGCTTTACTAATTTTTCTCTTCATGACCATTCTCCTTTTAATGTTGTCTCAATTCGTTACTTTCCCATTCTGCCACATGCATCTTAATAAAAATACACTATTGAACTTGATTTATTTGTCAAATCGTAGTACTTTGTTTCTGTTTTTTTATTTTACGCCATCTTTTAGTTACTTTCAACTACTTTGCGCCACTTTTGGCTACTTTGTGCAACCTTTTCCATTGTATTACAACTTATATTCACTTGCAAGAATTATTTTCATGCAAACAAAAAGACGACCATCCGGTCGCCCTCTTGCCATTATAAGGAAGTCAATTCATCATGCCATCGAAGAAGTTTTCTTCTTTGTCTAGTATAATAATACCACACCTAAATTATGAATGTTATGAATCTTTCATTGTTGTCTTTATTATTTTAGACACCATCGACTGCGTATACCCAACAACCTCTCCGACTTCCTGCTGGCTCATTCCTTCCAGGTACACCTGCTCCAGGATCTGTCTGCTGAGTCCTTCCGGCATCTTCATGATGATCCGCTCTGCTTCTGCCATGTCAGCCAGCAATGCCTTATGCCGTTTCTCTTTCTTTCGGATCCGATCCTTAATCTCCGAAGCCTTCTTCGGCTCCTGCATCTGCACCGTTACATGCTGTTCGATGTACGGGAAATCATCAGACGACCTACTCACCTTACCAGATACCTCCGGAACATCCTCCAACTGCATATACAATCTTTCCAACGTCCGTTCCAGACTCAGCAGCTCTCTTCTATTCGCTCGGTACCTTTTCAGACATTTCTTGTCCATCCGCATCACTCCCCTTGCCGTATTTCCGTCTGATATACTCTGACACACTCACGCTCTGATATGCCGGTTTCCGGAAGTCTGCCAGAGCTTTCTCATCTGTCTTGGCTTCCAGACCGTCATAATATTTCTTCTGGTCTGCTTTCTGTTCTTTCCTGTCTCTCTTCTTCCGCATCTACCACCACCCGCTTTCTTCGGTCTTGTGATCGGCATGAATGAATATCACCGGTCTGGTTCCGTCCGAACCATCGTTGATGATCTCCATCTCGCCTATGTAATTAAAATCCTCTGCCGTATCAAGATATACTGTCAGGCTGACTTCGCCGCCCAGTACCTCATCCACGCGTTGAGACACTGCCTGTTTAAATTCTTTCGTCTGCGTAGCATCCGGCTTTTCCACCGTAATCGGCGTTGGCTCTGCCTGCTCCTGCTGGCCAGCACATCCGGTTAATGCCAGGGATGCCAGCAGGATGGTTAATGCTCTATTGATTCTGTTCATCGTCTACCTCCCTGTATGGCTTCGGTAATGA